ATCCAGTATATTATAATACGACGATACATCTTATATTTAGTTCTATTATTCCTACTCTGTTGTTTTCTGTTTTATGTTTTGTGTTTTATGGGTTTTATGGTATCTATGATTAGGTAAATAGTATACTACATAAGTAGGTTCTGAGTGTATTATATGGAGTGTAGCGACTAAATTAGAGTCGTAGTTATCTTAACAAGTAATAAATAGTAACATAATGGAGAAAGTTATCATCAAGTAGATTGTCGATATGTTATATAGTTCATCATGGGCTCATACTCGAAACCAATATGTCCGATATTCGAAAGTCAACGTTCCGTAACTCTAACGTCTCCAGAATCTATAGTGACCGAACGGAAATTTGACACCGCCATTAGGTTATCACAGCTCACAACATTCAAGAAGCGGTTATCTGATGGACAATCTACTTTAGATGATAAAGTCTTGATTGATTCTTTGAGACGACAAGGTGTTCAATCACAGGATCTAGTGATTGACCATGCTGTGTATGCGAGAATGCTTCAAGAGGTTCTTGCATCATCCCAGCCGGCTAGGAAAATTAATGCCAAAGAAAATGATCAAGTTAGCCAAATATGGACACTTATACAAAGGAATCTTACTCTCCAAATCGGATACATGACAGATCAGAGTTCTCTACCCGAGCATCGCAGTACAATGGCTGGGCTTCCTGAATTCTTTGCGTCGAAGATGCCTGATAATACATTAAGACGACTAATCTTCTTGACTACACGGTTATCAGTGATGGTCGAAAAATTGGGATTAATTCAATCAGTCCGATCATCTGGAAAGACAATCGAGACTTATCTTGATGAAGTTTACAAGGTTAACAGATGGGAAGACCAGGCATTTAACATCAGAACAATCTGGTCAAATAGGTTGTGCGCAATAAATTTTGGATCTGAAATATGGTACATCATGCCGAGACCTTATCTTCTAATGATGCATAATAAAGTCTCAGATTTGGTCTCTGTCCTAGTATGCGGTAACTCTATGTCAGGTGTATCAGCTGATTCTAATCTGTATGCAGCTAGTATTGAGTTAATAAGAGAGATGTGCAGGTTAAATATTCGCTACCAAAGTCACTTCTACACGATAATCAAGTCTCTAGAATCGTTAGTAGTCGCAGAGGCGCTGAGAACCATTGATCAATGGGATAACAATGAGTTCTATTACTCGTTGGTTGATGAGCTGTATACAGAACTAAAATTTGACTATGAACAATCAGAGCTTAAACGGATATTGAACTCTGTTGACATTCCAAGCCAGCATGAATTGGGTTGTTTAAGTAAGATAGTAGGTCACCCGCTGGTTAATATGGTCACTGGGGCTGTTGCATTACACAAGAAGACAACTGATGTATATTCATTAAACAAAATCACACTTGCTAAGTGCGAGTGTCACATCAAAATAAATTACATTAGGAATCATATCCTGAGAGAGAAAGTATGGCCACCTTGTGTCCTGACTTCCAATCTTGTACATCCGGCAATTAGAGAAGGTTGGGCCCAAAATAAAGATCCGTACTCAGTGTTCCTTAAGGAAAAATACGGGACACCTGATGTACTAGACTTTATTAGTGTTGACCTATTACCAAACATGAAATTCTCGAAATTAGAAAACACGATACCTTACCTCAAAGACAAGACGATTTCCCTTATGAGAACTAAGACTTTAGGAAAGTATCTAGAACGAGCTGTCGAAACGTGGGATGATCCGGAGACAACCCAGGATCAATGGAAGGATACTAGATTGCTTCTATACTACTTGATGAATCCAACCTCAAGTTTACAGCATGATAAATATATTGATTTATATGCTAATGCTGATACACTAGATGGACTAATAGAGTATCTTGTGATACGAGCAGTCCCTAAAGAAAAAGAGCTTAAGATCGATCCAAGATTTTTCGGCTGTAAAACTTATGAAGAACGATTCCGCAGTTTAGCTCAAGAGAAAAACGCTATGAAGTTTCTCGAATATTATTGTGACGAGCAAGCTATGACTCTGTCAGAACTAGAATTGTCACGTCGAATCATAGCGTTCAGAAGACTTAGACTGGCATACCGGGATCACCACATACTATATATAGTTGTAGATGCCTCGTCTTGGAATAACCATTTTAGATCCGAGACTGTTGATGATATCATGAAAAATACATTAGATCCCATTTTTGATACGACAATATTTGGCAAGACTCATGAAGCATTCAAGAAGACACTGCTACATGTGCCAGACGAGGAAGAAGCTATTCTATGGGATGGGCAAGCAGGAGGAATAGAAGGATTAAACCAGGACACATGGGTAATAACGTATTTAGGACAAATAAAGACAGCATTAGACCCTCTGAATCTCAAATATCATGCGCTATGTAAAGGAGATGACCTTCGTATAGCTATTTGTATCCCAAAACATGCGATAGAGGCTATGGATATACCAAAGTTTAAGAATGACGTGATGAAAAGAGTGTCAGATACTGCATCCGAACTAGGACATAAGATAAAAATTGAAGAGAGCTATGGGTCTCTACGATACTTTGCGTTCTCAAAAGAATCGTCAATTGGAGATATTATGTTACCACAGACTCTTCGAAAAATCCAAAAAGTGCATGGATACAACAATGCCTTCTTACCGTATCTCGATGAC